CTATTCCATTTTTAAATTTAATAGTATTTTCGCCAGTATAAATATTGTCAATGTTTATTGGCGGTTCAATTCTACGTTGTAATTTAACAGTCATTAAATTGCCAATTATTATATCATTTGAGTTATCTATATTTCTTGACAATTTAGAATATATAAAATCGTTATCAAATTTTTGTAGATCTGTTGCAAAATAATTCTGAATTTCAGTTATTACTAAATTTGAAATATCTGTTGAAGATAATAAAGTTTTTGCAGAATCATATTTTACATTAACTGTTAGATTAATGTAAAAATAATCAGGAGTAATAAATTCCGGAAATATTGATAATACTTGTTTATTTTGTAATACTATATTTTTAATATCATCTTTTGTACTTTGTGTTATTTCATACCCATCATATGGTTTCAGCGAAATAATTACTTTACCGTACATTGGGGGAGTATTTTCTTCGCCTCCCCATACAGCCACAGATTCCACCAAAGGATAGTTTCGTTCAATTAAAGATTTATAATCAGCTGCGGATACCGCTCTATTCTGAGATGATAAAAATTTAGGTGCTCTAAATTTAATACTATCTATTGTTTCTTTAAACAATCCGCCGCGCGAATTATTGGTTGCTAAAATTGATCCAGTTACAGTTCCGCCCCCAATTACTGTACTGCAAGTAAATAACTGTGTTATGTTACCAGATACATTTCCAACTGTTCCATTACTTACTAAATAAGATGCAATTACTAAATTATTTCTATCTAATTTTTTACCAATTATACCGTCACCAAAATAAATTTGGTACACCCCAGTAGTAGTTTCTTCTATGAAATAAACATTATCGGTGCCTGTTATTCCTATAACATCCTCAGCTAATGTATATACGGTTTGTGTTGTGTCTGAAATTGAATTTTGTACAACAATTTGTAATGTGGACGTATCAATGTTGTCATTAGGTATAACATATTTTTCGGCTGGACCTGGTATATCCACACTAAATATGTATTCTAATGGAACACCCTCTACGAGTTCAATATTATTGAACGTATACGTTCCCTGATTGGGCTGAATTGTTACTGCGTCTAAATTTACAAAAGTTAATACAGTATCATTTACTGTTGTTGTAAACGGGGTAAATTTGTCTAAAGTTAAAAAAGCAGGAGAGTTTGTTGGGTTTGTAACTACAAAATTTATTTCTGCTCTTGCACTTTTAGTTGATACTGGAGTATATCCTAAGTGTTTTGCAATTGATACAACGGATGCTCGTTTAACTGCAGAATCCAAAAACATATCATTAATAACCATACTTGCAAGATAAGCATTGTAGTGAGTATTGTATGATAAAACATCTAATAAAATAGATATACCGGAACCTTCAAAATCAAAATCTGTAAAATATGGGGCGCCATCTTCTGCAGTATAATTCTTTAGAAATTCCTTTAAATTGGATTTAATTGTATCGAAGTCTAATTCTGCAATTCTTAAATTTGCCATTATCGTACTCTGCTAATAGTTGTTGTTACTGTTACTGGCTCTGTTACATTATTAATTGTGAATAGTACCTCAATATCAATAGCATTATTATCAAAATTATCTAAAATATTTACTCTCAAAATTTTTGCTCTTGGTTCAAATTTGCTTATAGTATCTTTTATACTTTTTTCAATTGCAGAAATGGTAGAAGGCATCACATTTTCAAACATCAAATTATTTACTTGACTGCCTATTTCTGGGTGGAACGGTCTTTCATAATTCTTTGTCAAAATAAGATTTTGTATAGATGCCTTTACCGCATCGGTATTTTTTCTAGTAAGTAAATCTTTAGAATGTGGATGCGGAGTAAATAACAGATTTAAATCTGTATAACGTCTAACAACTCTGTTTATGGTAGCCATTTTATTATTTATTAAGGATTGATTGTTCTAGAAAGAAAAGATTATAAATACTATCCGTTTTATTTATTACAGCAAATTAACCAACGTATTGCGCTTACCAGGAGACGCTACACTATGATTTGCGAGAGTTCCGATTGGCATTGCCGATTTCCCACCGTTGGGGGCGGCCGCGACATGTATCCATGCAATTGTTCCGGTTGGTCTAGTAGCATATTCTAATAATACTTGTTTAAACGGTGTGTTATCCTTTATCCATTTGGCAACTTCATAATAATCGGAATAAGATCTACCTGTAAATTGTAAATCAACCGCTTGACCCACATTGTGATCTGAACCAGATGCACCTGCTCTAAATCCACTAGTTATAATAACATCTGGATATTGTTCTTTAATAGGATCTAAAACATTTACTGCTAAATGTTTCAAGTTTCCTACAATCTGTTGTGTGGAAAGCCCGTTTTGCGCTCTGACCGCAGTTTTTGACGCACTTGCTCGAGTAGATACATCTCCCAATGTATAATATTTGGATAACTTTAACGAGTCAGGAAAATCTGCATAATTACTAAATTCGCTAGTATCTACTGGTGTAGGACTTACATTACTAGAATAGGAATTATCCTCTTCCTCAGACGTTTTTGTTAAAACAGTATCATTAATACTACCGTTTTCCAATCTATTGTTTGCAAGCGAAACAGATTCTTTTTCCAACCCATCGCCCAAGAATATATCCGCGGGTGCATCTGGTCGTGTTAAATTAGGAGTAGCTGCATCGCTAGCATTAACTGTTTTTTCCTCGGGCGGATCATATACTTTAAGTTTTGAAGATGTTATTGAAATTGCTCCCATCTTAGTTTTAACAGTTGCCGCATCAAGTAATAATTCTAGGCCGCCTTTGATGCTTGCTATTGATGCTGATCCAGACTGTATAGCTGCATCTTTGCTAGCTTTTGCCGCAAATGAACCATCTTTTGCATTTAATGTTATACTACTTCCCTGTATATTAACGGGCCCGTCACTTGTAACTTCTACACTTGATTTTCCCGATAACTTAATATCTTTTGCTACAACTTGTACGGTTGTGGCCGCTTGAACTAAAGTAGACCCATGGCTAACAACTGTGGTGTCGCCGTCTACTTCAATGTCTGCATCATTTTGTACCAATATTTTTGTAGCTCCCCCGACTGTTAAATTATAGGCACCTTTAACATAAACATACCCGTTTCTATCGCATACCTCATAATTATCGCCTACGACTTTTCTAACCATTGTACCATTTATATCTATTTCTATATACGTACCTTTATTATGGTACATATGAATTCTTTCAGCATTGGGCGTACTATCATATTCTATAACATGACCAGCTTCAGTTTCAAATACTTGATTAAATGGATATTTTGCATTATATGCTGATGTAGGTTCATCCCAACTCCCGCCTGTTGCTTTTTTAATTGATTTTTTTCTATTTTTTGTTTTAACTGTAAAATATTTGTGAGATTTATCTTCGGTTGCCAATTTATTTGTATCGGGTTTGCCGTCATAATCTACTTTAGGATAAATTTTATTGGGATCTTGAAACCCTTCAGGTTTGGATAAACTAGGATCATTTAATGCACCAGATGGCGTATTGCGCGGATTATTTGGATGATTTGTAACTGCTGCTTCTTGACTATATTCTGTAGAATTTTCATATAGCGGATTACCATAGTCATCCAATACATTAGATGATCCTGTAGTTATAGGTATACCGGATCCGCTATAAACAGGATTGCCGGAAGATGTTGTTAATATCTGACCTTCGTTTATTTTTTTATTATTGTCTATCTTATCGGCTACCGGATTTTTATCGGGTCTGCCCGTTAATGTGCCCATCATAATTGGTTGTTGTTTTTCATCGCCATCCAAAAACCAGCCAACTACCCAAGTGCCTTCTACCGGACCTACCGGAGTAGATCCTATACCAGATGTACTGGCGGACGTGATAGGTGTCATTGGCAATGCCCATGGCAAATCTGAAGACGGTAAAATACCTGTATCTTCAGTATGATAACCAATGATTCTAACCTTACATCTTCCTAATTTTTCAGGATCTTTTCTATCTTCTACTACCCCAAACCACCAAGTAAAATTAGGCGTGCCATATATATGTTTCATTTTTAATACTCAGTAGAACTAATTGGAAAATTTGGAATATCATCTGCAAACGAATCACGAATAACTTCCATCGACATCATGTGCTTTACGATATTTATTTTATGGTGTATAGATGTTATTAAATACGATCCGGTATATCTATAATCTAAATGATCTTTTGTTATATCTGTAGAATCTGCAGGAGAAACATCTGGAAATTTTAAATTTATAATTCTTCCCGCCTCTATATCCGTTCTGCCATATATTGAAATGTTTAATTTTAATGTGTTTAAATCCTGCAGGTTTGACAATCTGTTGCCGTATATTGTCCCCATTAATTCATTATAGTTGTCTTTAGTATTTGTATGCAGTCCAGCATGGCTAGGATAAACTCGAATATGACTATCAAAATTTCTCAAGACATTATTCTCAGTAAACATTGGCAACGGTCTGTATTGAACCGCATGCTTATATTTTTTAAATTCTGTAACATGATCGTAGTTAGTAATATTGCGTTTTTTCTTTATTAAATCAACTGAAATTAATTTGCTTGCAAAATATCCGTTATCCAAACTAGAAAGATGGTCCAAGCCGTTTAATATTTGTATATTTTGAATTAACGCCATTTGTTCAGATACGTCATCTGTTCCGCGAGAAACACTTGTTGCCGCATATCTATATTCCCCTATTGTAGTTCCCTTATCAAATATATCCTCAATAGTTCCAAAGTAAAATCCCTTAACCGTTTCCCAGAATAAAAAGTTACAAGCTTTTCCGTTACTTGGTATTGCTTTTCGGGCGAGCCAATTTATACACTCAATTGGTGTCCATCCGGGACTA